CGTTGCTCTGTTCGTCTATTGTTTTTGATTTCGTTCTTCAATTCGTCTAATGAGTTCGAGGCTAGAGTTAAGCTCTGCTCTTGCTCTGTTATTTTGTTCGAGGCTTTCGCTAATTCTTGCCCCTGTTTCTCGTTGATTGCTTTGAGCGCGTTCAATTCCTTCGTCCGTTCTTCGTTGATAATCTTCAATTCTGTTAATGCTGTTCCCTGCGTCGCGGTTAAGCTGTTGGCTTGCTGCAATGCTTTCTCGGAGTTGTTGATTGAGCTTTCTGCTTTCATCAAGCGCCCTTTGAGTTCGTTCCAACTGCTCACGGGTACGCTGATAGTCGGCTCTTGTGTCGAGGTACCCTCCGATGAGGCTGCATGCGAAATAGATGAAAATAATGCTAAGCACACCACAAATAACGCGCTTAAGAGTAAACGCAGATATAACTTTGTTCTTGATAGTTTCATACATGGTAACTCCTTCCTAAATTGTACTACCCCACTGAGCGCCCCACCATCGAGCGGTGCCACGTAACCAGTCACCACCACTCCATCGTTCGTCGCCCTCATGGCACACTAAGAGGTCCCATCGGTCAACGTTGGAGTCTGGGCCGTACGTATTATTTGGATAGCCCGTCGGATCTAAATAATAGAGGTCCAAGCCGTCCCGATTATCTGCTGCTTCGGCGTGCGTCATCTGATGTTGTAGGTCAAGTGGCACACCTGCATTAATAGTAAGCACCGCCATAATTTGTGTCATAGTGGCCACCTGTTCTTTTGTTGGTGGTTCACTACCTAGGTTATTTTCACTGACTGCATCCCAACACGCTTCAATGGCAATGCCTACAGCGTTACTATTGCGCATATAGGTGTGTTCCTTATAATCGGTTAAGGTCTCTATATCGGTCCACATTGTACCTGCTCGGTCGATGTTGATATGGTAATCTGTGAAGTGCTTACCACCTTTTACCCCTGTCCAATGATAGTACGCCTTTTCAATTTGGCCATAGGCATCTAGCGCTAGGTCTTTTAACTCGTCCATTGTAATTTGTCTAAACATTTATTTCCCCCTCTCGTCATGGTTAATATCATCCTCTAATTGTTGTATGCCAGGTCTGTTCATAGGCAATGTATTTGGTTCCTCAAGCTTATCTGGAATCCCGTTATGGTTCTTATCGATGAACATGCCACACAATCCAACAATGGTCATAAGCACTGATGGTACGAATATATGGTCAATTATAAGAATACCCTTATCGATAAGCTGATTCGCTTCAGGGGATACATACCCCTTAATCGTCGATAGCACATACTGGGCAACGACTAATATCATCGGTACTAGCATGACGAGGACCAATGCCCTCGTTGCTAATACTCCAGTTGGCCGTATGCCTGCTATTCGGATGGACTGATATGCCCGCTTAATACGGTTAATGATAGTTAACTTATCCATTACCCCTCCATGCCTTTATGATTTCAATCGTATATTGAAATATTTTTCCTATATCAATTAGGTCATCTTCAACCATTTCACGTAGGTTTTCAATAATAGACCAACACTCAGCGAAGAATGGTATCAGCATAAATGCATAAGAGAATATATGGTCTAAGAATAGATTGGTGTTTGGTATTGGGATATCAGGTAATGAAATAAATACAATGGATAGTATCATCCATGCCGGATATTGTATGCATAGTTTCTTTAATAGATCACCTCTAAGGCGCTCACTCATTAAATATCTACGCCGTTCACCGGTAGTTTCATCGATATACCTACCTTTTCCCCATCCATACCAGGTCAATGTTGTTAGTAGTGTAATAGGATTATTAGGCCTGTGATTATCTTTGTTATACCGCAACACTTCTGCAGCAATCCGCTGTATTGTGTCCACAAATAACAATGTAGTGGTTAAAATAATCACTACTCCCATACTGACTATATGTTCATGCGATATACCACTGATGAGCATTGTTAAAATATCATTAAGAATATTCATTCACTCCCCCTAAGCCTTATGGCTCTTCTTCATTCAACGTTATTAATTCATTATGGATACACCCCTCTGTAGGGCATGTTCCATCTTCGTTTAATGTAGCGTAGCACCATTCGCAAAAGTGCATTACAGGGATATCGCTTTTAATTTCGAACTTATCCATTATTTCACCGCCTTGATTTTTAATACCATTTCTTGATTTAGTTTCTTAAACTGTTCTTGCAAGTCTGAAATATCGCCGTTAATCAATCGACGTCTTAATACCATTTGTTCTAGTGTTTCAAAACGTTTGTTGTAATAGCTTCTAATTTCAGCAATCTTTTCGGCTTTGGTAGGTTCTTTTGCTTGTGGTTCAATAAATTTACCATCCACATAGAATTTACCTTTCATGAACTCATCGAGCATGCTATCACCATCTGCAGAGTAAATATAATCTGCAGCATCCGGCCATTGTTCTTTCGCGGTCGCCAACAACTGTTCTTGCGTCACTGTGTTATCAACAAAGGACGTAATTCGTTCGCCCATTTCATTTAAAATAAATACATATTGATTCATAGTAGCATCCTTTCGGAGGTGAAATTATGCGCCGTTACGCCGTTATACTAAAACGTAGACAACGCAATACCATTACATTAAGGCAACTATTTAACGAGTGGTTGCCTATTCACTCACAAGCTATTACTAAGAGTGCCGTTAAGTCTTACCATATTGCTTTTAAACACATATCCAACATAGCGGATATGCCTATCACGGATATTCATTTTCAGCACCTTCAGAATGTGATTAATTCCATGCACGTAAAAGGACTTTCCTACTCATCATGTAAGAAAGTCCGCACGTTACTTAATCAATTATTTAATTACGCAATCATCCAAGATTACCCTATCACTAATTACGCCTCACACTTAAATCTAGGGCCCAATATACCAACGATTAGGAGGAGAGTATTCACCCGCCAACAGATCAACAAATTATGGGCAATAGATACTTCTTATTCTCGCATGATTTTAATACTACTCTACACCGGGCTCCGTATCGGTGAATTACTTAATCTCCGTAGGCAAGATATCAACAGACGATCGTCATACCTTATCGTGAGACACTCTAAAACAAAAGCCGGTGAAGGTCGTATTATCCCCATACATCACCGCATCATGCCCTTAATTGAGCAACTATACACTAATACAGACGATTACCTATTTACTATTAGTTACACATCGTTTCGCAAGCATTTCCAAGATATTATGAAGCAACTTAACTGCAAGCATACTATCCACGATACCCGACACACATTCGCAAGTCTACTTGATCCTGTTGCATCTCCTAACGCCTTGCGTTCCTTGTTAGGTCATAAACAAGGCGATATCACTACCAGGGTATACACGCACCAAACCATTCGGGAACTACGTAAAACAATAGAATTATTAAAGTAACTCCCCAGTGGGGAATATCCTGGTTTGATTCCAATAGGTACTACAAAGATATTTCGCTACCGATTAACAGTACTGTTCTGGTATCCTTAGCCACCGACGACTCTGTCAGTGTTGCGACTTCTGGATCGGAATGCTTTATTTCGTGGAACAGTGGATTTTATCAATCTAATAGAACCGCAATCAGATTCTTAACTAACAGAGCAGATACTGGAAGTTTTGTGTGGATAGCCGTCGGATTATCTTAATACCCAGTGGGGAATAGGCGGCCAAGATAATGTAACTAAGACAGAGGTGCGATTCCCTATCAAATTTACAACTTTATTCATGGCGAACGCTATTGATGCATACTGGTCGGGCTCAGATACCCCTAGGTATTTTGCCAACTCCGTGACTGAGAGCGACACCACTAAGGCCGTATTTTCGGCAAGTGATAGATATGCTGCTTCTTATTACTGGTTCGCTCTAGGAAAAATTTAATTACCTATAATCAGAAACATAATCTGGTCACCAACACCTTGCTGCCCTCTATAATCACTATCCTTGTACGTCAACTGATTTCTAGATGTCGATAAAATGATTTCAGAAAATGAATAATCACCGTTATATCTTGTTGCAGAAACGGCGATAGTTTTATTACTGAACTCTATCGGATATCGCACAGTCCATGGCTTTGGTTGATTATTAGCATTAAATAATACCCACTGGATAGTGAAACCATTCGCAAACTTAACGAACCCCGCATTAGCATCAAGTTTAGAAGCCACGATAGCACCTTGCCCCAACAGGTTTTTAATTGTGACGAGCGTGCTTGCCGGCACATCTTTCCAGTTAGTACTGCCGAGGATTGCTTTGATTTGGTCAGTAATAGGAGAATGGGATGAAATAGAGGAGTTGTGCTCGTTAAGTTGCTCCTGATTAACTAGCGCCCCCATATTGACTGTAAGTGATACATTGCCTGTATTACTAAACATCATCCCGATAGATAGTTCTTGAGACACAACAACTGATCCGCCTTCCGCTGGCATTCTATCGGGTTCCGGATCTGTTAGATAGGCATACAATATTTCGCCTTTATCGGGGTCCTTAGCAAATAGCCCAATTTCCGACATTCGAAAGGCTTCTGTTATGCCACTATTTGTAATAAATGTATCAACACTTACTATCTTCCCCTCACGTTTAACAATAATATTAGTAGTCTCCCATTTTGAGGAGATTACATCTGTTAGTGCCAACGGATTCGTCGCGTTAACGCCGCTCCCTACCTTTATTTTGGTAAAAGTTAACTTAGTTTGCCCTGCATTTACTTTTGCTTGAAGGGCATTACCGACATCAGTCATAATTGCATTTGACCATTCCGCCATATATTCCTCCTATCTAATACTGTTATCAAGTATTACATTAATCTTTGTTTTCTTATTCTCAATCGCATAAGACGTCATATGCGCATTTAAATTTATATGCCATGCTCTGGTAAAATCGCATCTGATGTTTACTTTTTTAGATACCTCGCACCATCCTGTGAAGTACGAATTTTCTTTTATTTTGCGAATAAATTCAACGCCATCTAACCAGGACCGTACATTCTTAGCAGCATTAATACGCTCAATAACGTAGTTTGCTGCCCATTTAGGTAACTTTTCGTAGTTAGGTTCTATGATTAATCTCATAATCTTTGGTTTTAATTATTATGTTTTGGTTTATTATGTTATAAATTCTTTTCTTATGCTTCAAGTTTTTCTTTCTTCGTATCATCTGTATAGGTGAAT